TCTTTACAAATACCCATAATCAAACCTAAAAACATTTTGCCTGGTGGTGCAATGATTCTAATACCAGAGTTAGGGGGCATTACTATAAAACTTCCCTCCTTGAGTGGTAATTTAAATATACCTTTCTCACCAGTTTGAATATCTAAGTCAATACAGTCTGGTGTACAACAAGGTACATATAACATTCTATAATGTGATGGAACATCTGTTGCTTTATTGAAATCAGCTTGAACTACATAATATTTACCAAATCCAACATCTTCTAATAACTTCATTAGTTTATCAAATAGTGATTGCATCCATTCGTGTTCAGTTACATCTGCAAACCTTTTATCTGTTGTAAAAACATCATTTGCAACATCAAGGAAATTCTCGTGAAAGGATAACGCTTGACTATGTAAAAGGGTCTTATCATTCATGTTTCTGTTTTCACCAATCCAGATAGACCCTTTTGGATGTACATCTTTTATTTCACTAAATTTAATCATTAAGTGGTATGAGTCCTTTACCTATCAAATATCCGTCATCACCTATTGCTCTATCAGATGTAAATTCTTTTGTATATTCTCTAATGCCTGGAATTACAGCTGCGTGTGCATCTTTTACATAAAACCATAATGACCTAGAAATAGGATATGTACCATTACTAATTAATTCAAACTCTGGACTAATACCATTAATTGTTGCAGGCTTTACTTTATCTCTATTCTCATCTAGAAAAGAATAACCAAATATGCCTAACGAATCTGGGCTTGTTATTAATTTTTCAATTATTAGATTGTCATTCTCACCAGCCTCTACATATGCACCATCTGTTCTTATTGCACGACATTCAGATTTATATAATTCTTTATTTTTTTCTTTAAGTTTTTTTCTCTCTGGATAAGTTTTACAACCTCTTTCAATGCCGAGTTCATTAAGTGCATCTCTAGTACCAGATGTTGGTGGTGGGCCGTAAACGACAATAGGTAAGTCTGGATATGTTGGATTTATCTCATTCCATTTTTTATATGGATTAGGTTTTACAGTTTTACCATCAATGTCTGCTGGTACATCTTTTGCAAGTGCAAGATATAAATCTCTTAAAGATAAATGAAAGTTTGCACCTTTTTTTGAGTTTGCAATCGCAATACCATCATATCCTATTTTAACTTCTGTAATATCTTTGATACCATTCTTTTTACAGTTATCTATTTCGGTTTGTTTTATTCTTCTTGATGCATTTGTTATGTCTGGGTGTTTTGTACCTAATCCAGCACAAAATAATTTTAGTCCACCACCAGAACCAGTTGACTCAACTACTGGTGTTTTAAATCCACTAGTCTTACCGAATCGTTCTGCAACAGTTGTTGCGAATGGATATACAGTAGAACTACCTACTATTTTAATTTGGTCTCTTGCAAATAAGTTTGTTGCAAATAATAATGTAAATATAAATAAAAAGTTTCTCATTTTTTTCTCCTATATTTCCATATTACTAGCCTCAACATACAATCCTTTTAACATTGTCTTGAGTCTATTTTTATCTAAGTTATTCACATCTAATTCATCAACATATGAATCTAATAAAGTAACTGTGTCTTGTGCATTTTCAATTATTTCATTTTTCACATTCTCTGCTTTCAAATCAGAAAAGTCTTCTATAATTTTAACATCATGTGCTTTAGACTCTGTTAAAACTTTGTCTACAAACTTGTCAAACATATATAAGTCTTTTTTATTAACAACTATTAGTTTGACATATTTGTCTTTTAAATCTTTTATCTGATTGAAATTGTAGTCTTGACCATTAGAATCGTCATAATAAACTTTTTTGAATATTGTATGTGGATTGATTATTCTTTCTAATTCTCTTGTTTCTGTATCAAATATATGAAAACCCTTTGGACATTTATCATCATTCCAGAATATTTGATAAGGTGTTCCTAAATAAAATATATGTCCATCATCTGACTTTTTGTGAAAGTGTCCAGACATTACCATATCAAATCTATTAAACTCTGATTTATCCATACCAGTTTCACTTGGAAAACCGTGATGCATTTCAAACCCTTTTATTTCAAGGTGACCCATTGCAACTGTGGCTTTTGTCTTTTGCATCTTCTCAAGTGTACTGTTGTAATTTGTTGAATTTATCCAAGGTAGAAAAAATATAGGTATATCAAACTCAACAGTTTCTGCTTCTCTATATATCTTTATGTTCTCATAACGACTACCAATCAACTCATCAAGTGAATTTACTTCATTAGTGTTCTTAAAGTATGTATCATGATTACCCACTATCATATGCACATTTATGTCATTTGTCACAAAAGTTTCACAAAACTGTTCTCTGAAATCTTTTGCAGTTTTATATGACACAAACTTTCTTCTATCCATTACATCACCTAAATGAATACAAGTTTTTATATTATGTTCTTTGAGATAAGGAAAGAATATATCCTCGTAGAATTTATAAAAATATGTGTTGAAGTGGTCGTGGTCATTTCTTGCACCGAAATGAGTGTCCGTAACTAAAGCTATCTTCATTATTTAACTAATTACACCTTGTGCTTTTAAATATGATATGTTCTTTAATTGTTGTTCTTTTATGAGTTCTTTTGATTGTCCCTCATATGCAACACCTACATTATGTTTTATCATATATTCAACTATACCCATTGTTCTATCTTCTTGACCATCATATATATCAAAATCTCCAAGTGTTCTTCCAAACTTACCAGTTTTGTCTTTGGTTGTTTTGAGAACTTGTGTAGAACCAACTGGTAAGAAACCCTCAACGACACCTTTTGCATATAGTCCAGCTTTCTTTTCTTCTGGGTCTCTTGTTCTAGATTCTGGTGTATCAATACCTTTGAGTCTTATTCTTTCTTTCCACAACCAAGTATTGAAACCTAAATCTATATTAACATCAACAGTATCACCGTCAACGACTCTTACTATCTCGCATTTATATTCATACATTATTATTTTCCGTTAATATGTGACCAAAGTTGTTCAACTAAATCGTCTTTCAAATATCTTCTATCTAACTCAATACCATGTTTACGACCTAATGTTTCCAATTCTCTTTTAGTCATTGTTAAAAGTCTTGACTTTTTAAGTGGTTTTGGTTTTGGTTTAAATAAATTTGTAATGAAACTAAACATACTATTCTCCTTTGTATCCGTCAATATGTTTCCATTGACTATCATATATGTAAGATTTTAAATCATCATATCCACCGATATGTTCGTTCTTCTCATTCCATATTTGTGGAACAGTTTTGAACCCTTGTTTTTTAAAATCTTCTCGTATATCATTATTTGATACATTGTGTTCTTCATAATCTATATTAAAGTTTTCCATAAGTTTTTTTGCTTTATCACAATAAACACAAGTATCTGCTGTAATGATTCTGTATTTAACTCTTTTTTTTATGTAATTATCTAAGTTCATTTTTCCTCATAAAAGTTTTCTAAACTTTTTTTAATCTCTTTTTTCTTAGAACTATTGGCCTTGTAAACTTCTTGACCGTCTTGTGGTAACATATTCTTTTGTAAATAATCCATATATTGATTACCATAATTTGTATCATCTAAAGGGTTTTGGTCAAAAGTGGCCATCATACTTTTTTCTATTATTTTATGTTTAGTGTGTGTTTGTTTTTTTTCTTTTTGTATTCTACGAATAAATGCATAATATATTATTTGTGTAAAATATGAAAATGGATTCTTTGATTTTTCTGGGTCAAAATTATTTACATATTGCAGACAGTTTTCTATACCATCACCTATCATCTCTTCTTTAAATGTATAGTTAATAAAATTAGGTCTAAAAGATAAGTGTTGTGCAATCTTTAAAAAACACTCACCAATATAATCTGTTACTGGTGGTCGTTCTTCCCCTAAAGACTCTGCATCTTTTACTTTTTCTTTCCACTCTGTAATCGCCTCTAAAAATTGTTTGTTGTTAACATAATGTTGTTTCTTTGCAGCCAATATTATTTCCTTGTATTCATTACTTTACCATATTTTATTATATTGTCAACCACATAAAAAAATAAATTACCTATTGACAAAATATTTTTGAGTGTTATACTTGTTCTTGTATTGATTGAAATTAGTGTTTTGTATCATCATAATCATAAGGTACATTTTGATATTCATCAATTAATTCTTCCATATCTGATTCTTCTAGTGTAGTTTTTTGTTGTTTAACTTCAATAGTATCACCATTTACTTTTAATTCATCACCGTCTTTATTTTTATATTGTTCAGCATCATTATATCTTTTTAATATATATTCGTAATATTTGCATAGTCCAATATTCACTTCATAATGTAAAACGACTTGATTCTTCTCTATTGCAAATACTTTATCTGTGGTAAATGTAGCCCACTTACGAAGTGCAAGATTTTCTTCATATTTACCATCTTTTCCCATAGTATTTACCGTACACATCTTCATAGGATATCCTACTTTAAAATATCCATTTTCAGCATTGTGTAACTTACAAATGATTTCATCGCCATTTGATAGTTTCATTATTCGGTAACTACTCATTCCACAACCTTAACTTTTTATCCTTTGGTTTCCACTCAATTGGGGGGTCATCTAAATCAGTTCTATTCAAATTTACATTTGACCAGAAGTGTTCAAAGATTTCTTCTTTTGTTTCTATAATGTTAAATTCAAATTCTTCATACATCTTATCTATTCTTTTTTTTATCTTTTCTTTATTATACTCAATCTTCCTTTTATAGTCATACATTTCTTTTAAATTTAAATAATCCTTTTCTTCTATCATAATTTTATCCTATGTATTGTATAATCAAATTGTTCTTCGTTGTATATATTTATTCGTTCCATAAAATGACGAAGTGTAAAATTCTGTCTATTTTTATATGAAAAGTCATCTGCAATGTCAAATAATTTACACTCTGTTTTATTATCACCTAATCTCAAACCTCTACCAATAGATTGTAAAACTCTAATCTTACTTTTAGATGGTGATGAAAAAACAATGTTATGTAAGTTCTTTATATTAATACCAGTAGAAAATGTTCCGTATGATGCAACAATGATTGCATCTTTAGATTTTTCAGTTATAGCTCTAATATCTTCTCTAGTCAATGCATCAACACCACCACTTACAAAAAAAACTTTTCTGTCTTTGTAAGTATTTGTTATCAAATCATATAATGGTTTTCCGTGTTTCTCTACAAACTGATATAATACTAATGTATTTCCTTTAAGTGGACTAACCAATTTATTTACAAAATTTAATCTTCTTTTATCATTGACAATATAATCTATCTCATCTGCATATTTTAAATCTTTCACAATCTTACAATCATTTTCACTATATCCTAAAATTAGACTATCTATTTTAAGATTAGATAATGTTTTCTTTTCTATCAATTCTTTTGTGGATATAACTTTATTTGTTGTACCAAACAATCCTTCTAAAACTAATTTATGTGTTTGTAAATCATCTAATGTACCAGTAAGTCCAAAACGATACTTGCATAAATGTAGTTTAGTCATTATAGATGTAAGTGATTTTGCTTTGAATAGATGAGCCTCATCACCTATAACACAACCAAACTGTTCAAAATATTTTTTAGGAAACTTATGTAAAGATTGCCAAGTAGATATCACAACATCTTTTTCTATCTTTTTACTATAACCAGAATATACTTTTTGTATGTATGATTCTAACCAACCATAATCAATAAAATCACTTGACATTTGTTCTACTAAACTTGTTGTGGGTACAAGTATCAATATTTTAAGATTCTTTAAATGACACCATCTAGTTAATCCATAAATGATTAACGATTTACCAGATGCAGTAGGACAAACAAAAAGACCACGACATTTTCTGGCACCATAAAGAATACTAGAAATCTGATAATCACGAGCTTTGTATGGAACTTTAAGGTGTTTAATAAATGACTTAATAGTTGATTCATCAATGTCCTCTGGTCTTGTATTAAAATCTAATTCGTATCTAATGTCATTTCGTTTACAGAACTCTCTGATGTATGGTAACAATCCCAAATAGATTTGTCCAGTAGCAACTGAGAATAATCGTATTTTTCCATCCCATACTTTGTTTCTATAACTGGGCATAAATCTTGCACCAGGCACTTCAAAGGTAAAATATTCTGAGAGTTCTCTTGCAATATGTGGTTCTGTTTCAATTCGTATGTATACTTCATTTTTCTTCTCTATTTTCATAAGGTACTTCTTCTTTGTTCAATTCTGGAAAGTCTATGTCTTTTTGTTTAGAAGGTGCATTTTTATCAACATCATTTGCAGCTTTTACTTTATCCATATCTTTCGTTGTGTGTGGAAGACCAAGTGCTGGTCTAGAATCAAATTTACAAAAATCACCGTATGGGCCGTTTTTGTCTACATAATGTAAAAATACTTGTGTTTGCCACGCACCCATAGGTGCGTTAAAAGCTTCTCTCCAATGTTCTACTTCACACCCACGATAGATTACTCCATCTCCAGGCTCCATAGGAATCATCTTACCCTTTGTACCTCTTTCACCATCTTCTGGGCCAACGAACATACCCCAGTTATAATCTTCTTTACCTTTATAATCATATCCTAAACAACAAGTTATAGATACCTCACAAGATGGTCTATCTTTATGTCTTTTTAATACATCACCCACCTTGTATAATCTATAATAAGAATAAGTAGGCCATAATTCTAATCCAGTAGATTTTTCTATTGTCTTTCTACCAAAATTCAAAAGTGTTTCCATAAGTGGGTCACCATAAACACTATGACTGCCTGGTATTTGTGCTCCTTCTGATTCTGGTTGAAAATTACTTGCTCTATCATAATGAGAATATTGAGTTGCTACCTTTGCAATATCTTTTGGTATCATCTCTTTAATCAAGACATATTTTTTTTCTTTAAAAAATTTTACTGTATCAATCATTTGAACATCTTTCCTAAATTCCATATTACTAATGAATATCTAGTACCCTCAGTAACTGGTGTAACCAAGTGGTGTACAAATGATGGAAATACTATAATAGAACCTCTTGGTCTTATCTCTGTACAAGTGTGATATCTTTTATTACCCATATGAGGCCCTAAATCAAATTTAAGATTACCACCTTTGTAATTTTTTGGATTAGTTAAATTTACCGTTACGGATAATTTTCTAGTCTTCCAGAACTGATTTGGATTATCCACAAAACCAGGCGCTGGAATATATCTTGGTAAACCTTCAAATTTTCCGTTTCTATAAGTTTTATCAAACTTTACTTCTTTACCATTTTCATCTTTTGCAATCATATAATTACCGTCACTATCTTTTCTTCTTTGTTTTTCAACTGTTGGGTCAAATGGTATGTATGGTCTTGAACCACCATCAGTATGCCACGAATAAAACTGGCCTGGATTATAAACTGTAAATTGACAAGTTTCAGAAAAATCCCACTCGTAATTCCAACCAGCTTTGTGATTTGCTTCGTGTATGAAAGGATGTATTAATTCATAAATCCATCTATCTGCTAACCACCCAACTTTAGTATCTCTAACATAAACATCTTCTTCTTTAATACCTTTTTTTCTTCTACCTTGTGCAGTCAAATGATTTTGTGCAATATTACCAGCATTAGATGTTTCACCACCCTTTTGTCTAAAATCAAAAGTAGTAGCATCTGTGGCGTGTTTACCACTCTTTTGTTCTGTGAGAGTCATGTCAGATAACCCTCTCTCTATAATTGCATTACATTGTTGGTCATTTAATGCACCTATGAAATAATAGTAACTATTTTCACATATACTCATAATGCACCCTCCGTATATTTAATCCAAGTTGTTATATTTCTTAATTGAAATCCTCTACTATGTAGATTTTTTACAATATGTTCCAAATAACTAGAAACGACTTTAAGATAATCTAGTTTAGATTGTAATCTAACCATATCTTCATCTGATTCTAAGTATGTTGGAATGTCTTGTCTAAGAATTTTTAACTCAAATGGTTTCTCTGATTTACCAGAGTAGTATTCCCATTTTTGTTTTTTTAATATTTTCATATCAGTTTCAGCTCTACTTAACATAAGTCTAAAATTAGTATAAAGTTTTAAATATTTATTAAGTAATGCTGGACTTCTAGTCTCTTCTAGATTGATGTTAGTTTCATCAATCTTAGAATCTTTATCAAACATTTCTTGTATTTTTTGTAAGTCCATACGGTATTATATACTATAATTAAAAAGTTGTCAAGTCTTATAACGATTCAAATTTAAATAATTGATATTGAAAAGTTGCAGTTGCACTCATATATTGAGTGTCTGATTGGTCATTTGTATATTGTAACGCAGAAAGTGATACTGGATATACATTTGAAAAGTTTACATTTAATACTGGATTATTCTTATTAGATAGTATTGTCAATGTTGCATCTGAATACATTGCACCATCTGGTGTTCTAGGTTTAGGTGTATCTGATGGTGCATTTATTTTTGATTGAGATGTAGGAAACTGGTCTACATTTTCTTGTCTAAAACTTTTAAATTGAGCTCTATCTTCTGGAAATCCAATCGCCATAATCCACTTAAATAGTTCTTGATAGTTTTGCAATTTTTCATCTACTAAAAAAGTTATTTCAAGATTTTCAAATGTTACTTTATCTGGTAAAACTGGAATATCTTTGAATGGTGTAGGAAATATTGCATCACCCATATTGACGCCAGGTATATTACACGCAGTAGTAAAGAATTGTACTTTTGGTAATTGTATAATAGAAAACCTATACTGACTCGGTGCAGAATAGTCTATCTCTTCTGGTTGTCTTGTGAGTGCGTTTATATCTGTCATACTATTATTTATAAACAAAAAAAAAGGGGAGCGAACTCCCCTTTAATTGATTATTTGATTATTTGATTATGTCTTGTAAGCAGGACTTTCAAGTACGAACTTTCTGACCTCTTCTTTTAAAAGATTGTCAGTTTTATTAATCAAAAATTCAAGAGCATCTGATTTAATACCAAATGAGTGAGAAAAACATTTGTTATATTTCTTACACCAAATCTTTTTCATAGATATTGATTGATGATTTCTAAAGTAAACTCTTGTCATCAAATAAGGAATATCTTTAACTTCACCAGACATTGCTATTGTTGCTAACTTCACAGATGGTTCTTTATCATTAAATAAATCATCATCTGTATCGTTTGAAGTTTTATTTAGATGTTTCCACGCACCTATAAAGTAGTCATATAAATCTTCTTTACTTGACCAAGTTGGACTAGTACCCTTTTTTCCATGTGGGTCAGACCAAGTTTTAAAATACAATGCGTGTCCGTGTAATGCTGACATCTTAAATGATTTTTCGTTAGTGATATCCCTACATATATCTCTTACGAGTTTCAGTGCTAAAGTCATGTTATCCATTCCAAACCTTTTGAAATGACCATTACCAATTCCATTATTGATACCAGAAACAGATTCAATATTAACCCAATCTTTAGCTTCTGGACTTTCTTTTGCAATTATACCATTGTAGTCAACTTCATTTTGTCGTAACCAGTTCATCATCTGGATAAATTCTGGATATTGAGCAACATACCCAGATAAAGTTTTGTTACTTTCCGATTGACTTACCTTATGATTAGCTTCCGTGTGGTGTCTTCTAGCCTCATGAGTAGAGTAATCTTTTATCTTATGAAGTTTTACATTACATAAATGCTCACATATAGGTAAATTAGGATTTACCATATGTTTCATCACAAATCTGTGATTACCTTTATTCTTAACAAAGGTGATATGTAATGTACCCTTTTCGTCAGTCCAAGTCCTAACGCTAACAGATAACATTACTGCATCTTCATTAACGAAACCCTTCATAATTCCACCTTCTACCTTTGTTAGAAAGTGTTTACAGTTAGGATATTTAATTGCTAAAGTTCTATCATATCCATTTTCAACTGTATCAATGGTTGAATATATTAAATCAGATGTTAGAACAGCTGGAATTAGAATATTCTGTTCCATGTTCTCCATCCATTTATTGACATAAAATTCAACTTTTTCATGAAACTGATAGTCAGAATCATCTTTTTGTGCCTCTAAAGGGATTTTCTTATTAACATCATCTTCTTGATTATAGATTGATAAAGAACTTACCAAATCTTGGAAATGTGGGTGTTTTTCATCCTTCCCATCGGACTTGTCAATTATGAATTTCATAATTTTTTTCTCCTACCCCCATTGGGGTCTGTTGTAGTCGTACACATATTTGTGTCTTGACTTGTTTATATAACGATTAAACTAAATCGTTATGTCATTATATATTAAAATATAGTTATTGTCAACCCTATTTTCAAGTTTTTTTTAATAAAAAAAAGGGGAGCGAACTCCCCTTTTTAGTGGTGTGGTAGATTGTAGTTATTACATTAAGTTAGCGACTTTAACTCTTCTGTAATATTGGTTAGTTTCTTTAGTAAATGCAGTATTTGAAGAACCAGCATCGTTGTTATCAGCTAATGCACCAGCATCAACTGCGAATGGGTTATCAATCATACCGTATCTAGTTTTAAAACCAATTTTTGGTTGGAAAGTTTGTTCACCAACAGCTCTCACCATTTGTAGTGGAACATATGGGCAATAGAAAGTACCAGCATCATAAGGTGAAGTACCTTTATATCCAACAACATAGTATTGACTTGCAGCTACATTCGCAGCATATGGGTCAACATATACTCTGTAACGACCATTCAATACACCAGCAAAAGTGTTTTGAGTGTCATCTACTTGTAGGTTGTTGTTTAATGCAGATTGGTAATCTAGGATTCCAGCCATTTGTAAAGCAGAAGCAACATCAGCACTTACTAGTAAGATGTTACCTTTCCCTCTACGAGTTTTTTGACCGATTGCATTTGCATCTCTTTCAATCTGGAACATTAGTCCTTTGAATTTCTCAACAGACCATCTACCGTTAGAGTCTGTATCTAAATCAAAAGTACCAGCAGTAGTTGTATTTACAGCAGCACCTTCTACGGCAGTTCTGTAAATTCTTCTTACTACTTCCCTATTGATTTCTGCAAGAATTTCAGCAGAAAGGATGTTTGCAAGTTCTGTTTCTGCATCAAGACCGTGAATTGCTTTTAAGTCTTGTGCAAGTTCCATTGTGTATTCTGCTTTTAGTGCTCTTGACTTTGCAGTTACAGTTGATTTCTCAATAGAGAAAGCCATTTGTGCAAAGTGGTTTTGAGAACTATCACCTAATGCTTCAGCTTGTGCAGTAGTCATACCTTGTGAAAAAGTATAAGTACCTTCTGGTGAATCATTAAGTACACTTGGGTTAGTACCTTGTTGTGCAGCTGTTAGTCCAGATGAACTGTTATCAGCAGAATGTTCTGCATCTGCTTCATCTACTAGTGCTTCTGCACCAGACTGGTCATCAAATCTTGAACGCATTGCAAAGATTAAACCAGTTGGGCCAGTCATTGGTTGCACACCACAAATGTCATATGCAATCAAGTTAGGCATAGCTCTTCTGACAAGTGAAATCAAAATGGGATCCCAGTTTGCCATTGGATTAGCACCAGCCGCAGTTGCGTTAACTGGAACAGATTCTGACAAGAAAGAAGCATCTTCTCTGAGTGCCTTTTCTTGGTTCTCTAAAATAACAGTAGTGACGGCTCTTCTGTAAGCATCATTGATTTTTGGTAAATCTGGATGGTCTAGAACGGGCTGCCACTTCTCTTGTAAATGTGTTGTTTGAAACATTTTAGTTTCTCCTTATATATTTACTTATATTTATCATTACGATTTGTTTACTGCCCTTTTATGGGTTTTATTAATTGCAGCCGTATATGCCGCCATTGCATCTGAGTCTGCTTCAATAGTCTTAGGACTTTCGGCGTCTTCAGATAACACTTCTTCAACTTTTTTCTCTGAAGGGAAGTATGATTCTTTCAAAGTAGATAGTTTTTCTTTGAAAGACTCTTCACCAGAAAATTCAACATCAGCAGTTAAAGAATGAAATTTTTCTTTTTCTGTTTCTGCTAAATCTTTTGATACTTCAGAAATTAATGATTCACGAACAAGTTCACCAACTCTATTCTTAGCTGTTTTATCTTGTTCCATTAAATCGTTTACTTTTGCTTTTAGTTCCTCAATTTCTTTAGTCTGTGCTTCAAGAATATCATATTTTTCGTTTGGAACATCAATATAGTGGTCTTCAAATAAAGATTTAAGACCAGTAATAAAGTCTTCAGCGATTTCTCCCTTTAGACCTCTTTCAATAGCAAGTTGGTTTTCTTTCTTCCACTCTTCAGTTACATAAGTTAGATATGAGTCAATCTTATCAACCATATCTTCTTTTGCTTCTTCAATAGCTTGAGTTTTTTGTTCTTCTAAAGTTTCTTTAACTTCAGAAATTCTAGATGATACTGCAGCTTCAAATATTGTTTCAGCTTTAGTTTTGAACTCATCAGAAAAGTCTTCACCTTCTAGAAGTGCATCAACATCTTTTTTGACATCAATACTTTCTCCCATTTTTTGCATATATGAAGCACTTTTCATCTTATCATCTTTTTTCTTTTTACCACCGTGTTCCATTTCTGCAATACCTTTTGCAAGTGCAGATTTGGTCATACCTTTGGTATATTGATTAATGAGTTCAGTTTTAGAAAGTTTAGATAATTTTGATACAGCTTCTTCCATATCGTCATCATCGTCTTCCTCATCATCTTTCTTCATCATTTTTTTAGGTTCTTCTTCATCGTCCTCGTGAGCGCCTTCTTTGATTTTATCGGCTGGTTCTGGAGGAACAGCACCTTTAGTCGGTGCAGAAGAGTCCTTTTTAACTTTTTTTGCAGAATCTGGTTTTCCAACCATATTCGCATCTTTTTCGGGCGTTGGGCCACCTACATCCTCTGGTTTCTCACCATCTTTCATTTTTGGCATAGGGTCTGCCTTACCACCAGTAGAATTCGGTTGTTTGCCGTTGGCTTCATCTAGTTCCGCTACGACTTCTTTTTCCAACTCCTCAATTGTCTTATCTAGTTCTGACATTGAAGGTTCTCCTTGTTTTTTATTATCATTATTATTTATAGTTTTATAACTTTTTAAGAAATTTTGCAAACGCAAGTGCTTCCAAATTTGGAATTTTTTTACGCACAGAACTCTCAATAGTTTCAACTATGTCATTTATTTCAACTTCTTTTAGAAGTCCATTATTCCAAACCCATTCTTTACCTTCCATTATTCCGTTTACGAAAGCTTTAGGTGCAGAAGGGTCTGCAACTATATCAGCAGCAGCTGCCAACATAAAATCGTTTTTTACATAATTTGCACCGTTCTTCTGTTCAAGACTACCCATACCTCTAGAAGAAACACCAAGTGTACCACCCTCATCCATAATATTTTTTACTATTTTACCCATTGGGGTATTCATAATTTTTGCTTCACCTATGAAATTATCTCCATCTCTTTCAAGAGATGTTACCATGTGTGAAACTCTATCTAAATTTACAGTAGGCCCTTCTGGGTGTCCAAGTTCACCATATGCACGATTATTTGCAATAAATTTATCAGAGTATCTTTTGATTTCTTTTTCTAACACTTCAGTTGGATAGACTCTACCGTTACGGTTCTTTATGTTTCCTTGCATAAAGATACCATTTATTTTATAATTCTTCTTACCATTATCGTCTTCTTCTGCAAGAAACTTTACATCTTCTAATGCTTCAGATATTAATTTCATTCATCTTTCCTTATGATAGGTTATTATAACCAGAAACTTTTCTTAATTTCATAATGACAAAACCAACACAAGCTGCATCGTTTTCCATATCAATATCACCATCTACTCCAGTTCCACCATTATTTGTAAGTGGTGGTAGTTGTTGACTACCAATATTAAAATTACCATTACCATTTAATGTAAGTGCAGTTACTGGTGTATCTGCGTGAAACTCTATTTCAGTAGTTGAACTTACACTCCAAGTGCAAGATACAATCGCAAGTCTGGGGTCAGTTGAGGCACCAGCAAGTGCAGATGCATCTACAACTCCAGTTGCAGTACCATTCGTCCCAGTAATTGTGACATGAACGACTGTTTCAAAGTCTGTATCTTTTAATAATCTTGATACATATGCCATTTTACTTTCCTATCGTTAACATTTCTCTTTCAAAATAACTCATCAATTCTTTGTTAGTTACTTTGTGTTTCTTAGAAACTGAATTAATATTGTTCTCAAAACTATTTATAAAATCTGAAGAGTTAGAATCCATTTTATTGAATATTTCATCAACTGCCTTCTTCATTTTAGGAGTCAGTTTTTTATATTCTTTACTTCTTTTATGTTCGTCTTTTTCTACTATTTTAGAGTAAAAATTATCAAACCTCATCGTCCCCTACCTCTGGTATATGTGATGTTACCATATCTTTTGCAATAGTTTGTCTTTCTTTTTCTAAAGTTTCTCCAACTTTATCAGACATAACATTTTTAAAATCAGACTCTGATTCTAAATTGTTACCATTAACTATATTATCAACCATTGATTTTATTTTTTCCTGGCTCATTACCATCTCCTTTTTGTTCAAAGTTATTATCGCCATCTTCTTCGTTATCGTCACCCTCACCATCCATTTGTTTTTGCATTTCACCTATTTCATCATCTGTTAGGTGTAATACATTTTTCTTAACCCACTCTTTAGAGAAATATGTACCAACATAGTTTTCTACTTGTGATAACATTTCTAATCTCTCTTTAAGTAGTTCTGCATTTTTCAATTCTGTAAAGTTGTTATCTTGTAAGAAATCAAACTGTATATGTTCAGACATTGATTTCCATTCTTCTTCTGCAATAACACCAGTAAGAATTAATTGTGTTTTAAGTAAATCATTAAAGATTACTGAGAATTTCTTTCTTAACTTACCTACAAATTTAGTAAATTTTAATTCATCTCTTGTAATCTCTGTTGACCTACCTAATGAAAAGTTTTGTTCTGCTTCTAATCTTGAGATAGGAACATTTAATGAACGATATAACTTTCTTTGAAAGTATGTAATATCATCTATCTCACCAAGATTTGCACCACCAGGCAGTGTAGTAATCTCTGTTCCTCTACCACCTTCTCTTCTAGGTAACCAAAAATCTTCTAACATAGACATATGATTTCTATCGTCACGAATCTCACCAGTAGATGCATCATATACCAGTTTGTTACGATAACGATTCATAACATCTTT